GGACTTAATGCACAGTTACTAAAAGAATATGTACAATGGATTGCAAATAAACGTATGTTAGCAGTTGGTATACCCAGCAGTTACAAAGGTGCATCAAATCCTCTACCATGGACACAAAAATGGATTGCTGGCGGAGATGTACAAGTAGCACCACAAGAAACAGAGATTACATCATACGTTAATGGTGGAACAAAACAAGACGTTGATAATAACAGCTTTAAAGGATTCAGCTTATGAGTGTAGTAGTTTATACTAGAGATTTATGTGGGTATTGCGATGCCGCAAAAGAGTTATTAACAAGAATGAAAGTACCATTCAACGAAGCAAAGATTGGTACTGATGTTACTAGAGAAGAACTTCTAGAAGTTGCACCAGGTGCAAAGACAGTTCCGCAAATTGTTATACAACACAAGGTTATTGGTGGATACGATGATCTTTGTGCTTACATAGAAAATACAGGGTGGAACGGATCCGGATACTAATTAAATAGTAACCCCGGAGAAGACATGCTCGAAAAAGATAAAACCTATTCACTAAGACTGAGTGATAGCAGTGAAATAATCTGCAAAGTTGTTAGTAGTGATGAAACAACAACTATTATATCTCATCCATTTTCCTTAATTCCAACACAACAAGGTGTACAACTTTTGCCTGCCATGATGAGTGCAGATGAGACAAAAAATGTGACCATAAATACAAATAACATCACAATGTGGACAGAAACAAACAAAGATGTTATTGCAAGTTACATACAAGCAAGCACTGGTATTGTAACTGCACCAAAAGGAATACTAAAAGGATAAACATGCCAGGAGCAGTACGAATAGGTGATCCAAACTCAGCAGGCGGAATAGCCGTTGGTACGGGTGCCAGCAGTGTAATTATTAACGGACGCCCAGCATGTTTAATTGGTACAAAAGTTACACCACATCCTTGTTGCGGAGCTCCAGGGTGTTCAATACATTGTGCCGCAATGACTACACTTGGATCACTGAGTGTGCTTGCAGAAAATAAACCTATCAATTACGTTGGATCACCAGACACTTGTTTTCATACAAGAGCACTTGGTAGTTTTGACGTAATAATACCGAGGGTATAACATGGCTTGTGCAGGAGCAATTACTGCTACTATATTAACGGCAGGCGCTGGACTAGCAGGCGGAATTGGAGGCAATCCACTTGCGTCAATTTCTGGAATACCAAACAGTATAACAGATAGTGTAACTGGATTAACTTCTAGTGTCAATATGTCCACTATGACCAGTTTAACCAGTTCTGTTTCATCTCTGCCTAACATGTCTGCTCTAACCAGCACAGTTAGCGGCATTACCGGTGGGCTACCTGCAGGTTTACAATCATCTTTTAGTAACATGGCAAGTGGTTTAGGTGACAATGTCTTTAGTGCTGGATTTGATGTATTTTCAGGTGATGCACTTGGGATTATGGGAGCAGCCAGTGGAATAAGCAGTGTGTTGCCAACTGGTCTAGCAGATGCTGCAAAAACAATGGGCGGAAGTTTAAGTGGTGCTAACATACTTGGTGATGCAAGCAAGTTTGGAAGTATACTAGGAGCCGCAGAAGGATTTGTAGGAAGTTCAAATCAAATGATAGCGGCTGCCACAAATGCCGCAGGTAGTTTTGCTGGTGGCACATTTCCAGGAATGGATAGTATTAGCACCGGCGGACTAAGTGGAATTACAAATGCACTTCCAGACTTTGGTGTGGACCTTGGAAGTTTAGGAAGCACAATTGATTTTGCTAGTATAGGTGATCTTGGTTCACCAGGACAACTACTGAAAAATATGGACCTTGCAGGAAGTCTTGGACCAATGTATGATAAGGTAGCCAATATCAAGATCGACCCAGGACTTGCTGGCAGCCTAGGTGGAAGTCTTAGTAGTGTTACAAATGCAATTGCAAATAAAACTGGTGGACTTAGTATAGGAGACCTAGGTATAAGTTCCAGTGATATTGCACAACTAGGTCCTGCTCTACCCAATAATATTCAAGGACAGGTATTTGATGCATTTAATGGATTAAACACTGCAGAACTAGGTGATGTAAAAGGAATACTAAAAAATACACAGTCTGCTATTACTTCTGGTGGAGACTTAATGAATCCACAAAAATTATTTCCAACAAGTTTTTCAACACTTACTGCTCCGCTTAGAACTGCAAGTGTAGGCAATAGAGCAATATACAGTGCAAGTGGTGCAGTGAATGCGGAATTTGATAGCCTTGGAACACCTCTTGTTGGAGCATTGCCTGAAGACCTAGCAGTAGCAAATGGAGCATTAGCAAGAAGCTTTGGACAGGTAAAAGGTATAGAAAGTACCAACAACACAACATTAACTACTGCCGCAACCAACCTCGAAACACTTAAAGATCTACCACTGGTAAAAGACCAAACAGTATACGTTGAACCTGCAGTAATAACGTATTGGACGAGTCAGTACAGTGTACAAGACAATATACAACTAGCAACTGGACCAGACGGAACATACCAACTTAGTGATGTTATAGGTTATGCCGCAGGGTATAACAGTGTTGCACCACTGCAACAAAATCAAATACTATTGCAAGAATTAATCAATTCTGGTGCATTAAATGTTTTTTACGCTGCAGGTACTTCAAGTAGCAGTAGCACAGGCATATTAATTATAATGGATTATTTTGTTGCGGGTGCCTACGATCCAATTGCTCCTTTAACAGACTATATCATACCCGCTGGTGTATACGGTGCAGGAACTTATGCAACACAAGAATTAGCATGGGATGGAATTATTGCAGCCGCAAAAACATTAATGCAAACATTTTACAATGACCATACGCAAGCACAAACAATACAACGCAACTTCAAACGATTACAACAACAACAAGCAAGAGAAAAATTAATCCGTGCAAAAATTGAATTGGATTTAGACACAGTCCCTGCTAACACAAACAATGCAATACAGTTAGCAACTAACTTGCCAAACTATGCACTGGATACCAGTGCAGGCGGCTCAGCAGAATTATTAGAACGTGTTATGAATTTTGACAGTACAGGCGGACAAGCAAGTGTGGCCGCAATGCGTGAAGCAAGAAATATAGATAAACTAGCTGACGCAAACATTGTACAAGATGGTCCTATTCCAATAACACCGCCGGCAAATCCAGGTTCGTTATCGAGTGCAACCTACACAGTTGCAGAAGCAGATGCAATTATAATTAGAAATTAACGGTTGACAAACCCATAAAACCATTGTATACTTATAGTATGATATGTAACAGCAATGGAGACATCACTCGTGTTAAACAAAATAAAATACACTTCAGAAAATTATAACGGATTACAAGTGGCTTGCGATTGGATACAAGATCTTGAACAAAGCAACAGTCGCTTACACAAAGAAGGTGTAATTGAAAAAGCACTAATAGCGGCTAGACTTGGAAGCCACAGTGCAGAATGTTTTTTGTACAATTGCTACCTAGCATACAATCCATACTTCATGTACAATATTAAACAGGTAGCAGAAACATCTGGCAATGAACACAGAGATAATCCTTGGGTTGCATTTTGGGGATTGTGCGAAAGTCTACGTACACGTTCAGTAACTGGTAATGCCGCCAGAGAAGCAGTTCAACTAATGAGTGAGAGATTTGATAGTGATCAATGGAATCTACTTGCAAGGCGTGTTCTTATTAAAGATCTACGTTGTGGTATCACAAGTAAGACACTTAATAAAATAGTTGGCAAAACAGAATGGAAGATTCCTGTATTTGAAGTACAACTTGCAACTGATTCAAAAGGACATCCTAAAAAATTAGCAGGCGAAGTTATGATTGAGCCTAAGTTAGATGGTGTAAGAACTATTGCTATTATACACAAAAACGGCAATGTCAACTTGTACAGTAGGAATGGTAAAGAGTTTGAAAACTTCCCTCACATTGCACAAGAACTAAGTCAACTTAGCAGACAAGTTTCAGGTGTTCATCGTAACGATGATTTGGTTATTGATGGTGAAATCACAGGCAAGAGTTTTCAAGAGCTTATGCGAGGTGCTACACGTAAAGACCATAAGGCAACAGACAGTGTGTTTAATGTATTTGACATGATGGACCTGGAAGATTTCAAACGTGGATTTTGTAACAGGAGCCAGATTGATAGACTGTTAGCACTAGAAGCACAAATAAATAGAAAGCAGTTCAAATCAGTTGTAATGGTCAAAGGCAAACAGATTAATCTGGACACTGAAGAAGCACACAAAACAATGGCAGACTATGCAAACACTTGTGTTGCTGAAGGCTATGAAGGCATTATGATTAAAAAACTTGATGCTCCATACGAATGTAGACGTAGTACATTTTGGATGAAGTGGAAGCCAGTTATAACAGTAGACTTGGAGGTAATAGACATTGAAGAAGGAA